GATGTCTGACAATAGCGCCAATGCTATTGAAATCTTTGCTCAGAAAAAAAAGATGGAGTCCATGCGGAAAGAAATAAAAGACCATATATCGTGGACTTACGGGCCATCCGCTTGGGAGGAAGTCCTCGCCATCGAGGGCGAGATGCGTCGGATTCGCAAGGAAGAGGCGTACAAAAAGCAAGAAGCGATAGACAACGCGATTAACTTTGTAGTCGGCGCAGTCATCTTCATTATTGCCGGGGCTGGTGTGGTCACCGGATTTTATTACTTAGGCAGATATCAGGGGAAGTGGTGATGTGGTTTTTAATCTGGTTTCAAGTTATCAATAACAATATCGATCACTATCAACTCAATCAGTTCCCCACTCAGAACGAGTGCGAAGAAGCTCTCGAAGATGCAAAAGTCTTGATAACTACGAGCCAAACTACGGTGTATTGCTTTGAGGTTATTCCAAAATAAACGAGGAGATTACGTTGTATATGACAAATACGGAAAAGTTGTTATAATAACGCACCACAAGCACCACGCAATAGCGTATGCAAGGAGTTTAGAAGATGGCGGCAAAGAAGCTGGAAGATCAAAGTAAGTACGATGCTTACGATATGGATGGCGATGGTATTGTTTCCGACGCGGAGATGACAAAAGCCAAAGAGATCCGCGAGACAGAAGACGCGCTGCGTAAACATTTGGCGCAGCTTCGCATGGCTCGGTGGACTTTAATTGGTATGGGTGTCTTTACGGTCACAATGTTCTTTATACCTCTGGATCGTGTTACGGCATTGAGCGACATTTCTAACTTGTTCTACATTTCAGGCGCAGGGATTGTCGGTGCTTTCATGGGCGCAACAGCATGGATGGGTAGAAAATGAGTATATTTACTGCCGCACTAGGACCGATAGCCAATCTCGCAGGCTCGTGGTTGCAGGGTAAAGCTGACAAGAACGCCGCCGCTGCGGAGCTAAAGCTCACAGAGGCTAAGGCGAAAGCGCAAATACTTTTGTCGAAAGAGACTAGCGTTGCCGATTGGGAACGCATCATGGCAGAAGGCGCGAAATCAAGCTGGAAAGACGAGTGGTTTGTAATTGTTCTGTCAATCCCGCTTGTTCTGGCCTTCATACCCGGTGCCGAGGGATGGGTAGATCGTGGGTTTGAGCAGCTTTCTAAAGCGCCGGATTGGTATTTTTATAGTTTAGGTATCGCGATAAGCGCCAGCTTCGGTGTGCGCGGTGCGCAGGCTTTATTCAAGAGGAAATGAAATGACGTACAAACTGGGAAACCGTAGCAACGAGCGGCTAGAAGGCGTTGATGCTTCTCTGCAAGCTGTTGTACGCACGGCTATTGGAATTAGCGAGCAGGACTTCAGTGTGATTTGCGGTCTTAGAACTCGCAAAGAGCAGGAAGCGTTAGTCGCGAAGGGTGCTTCACAGACTATGAAGAGTAAACATCTGGGCGGTTATGCCGTTGATTTAATGGCATATATTGATGGGGGCAGATGGGAACTCAATCTCTATGATGAGATCGCAGACGCCATGAAGACCGCAGCTAAAGATTGCGGGGTCAAACTCCGCTGGGGCGCGGCTTGGCATATCGACGATTTTGGGGCCTATGAAGGTTCCGCAGAAGAAGCTATGAACGAGTATGTAGACTTACGTCGTTCACAGGGCCGTCGTCCATTCATCGATGCGCCTCACTTTGAGATCATGGAATAGGAGAGATAAGATGCCCGCACCAATGAAGTCTATGCGCCCTAAAGCGCGACCAAAGAATCTAGGCAAGTCTATCTATGGGGATGAAGAGGGAAGCACTCAGAGTCCTGATGGTATTTATGTGACAGAGCGTGACAAAGCAGACGCGGTTTCCCGTGGAAACAGAGAAGCGAAACGTCGCGCAGAGGATACTCAAAACTTTATGATGGGTGGAGAAGTACGCCCAGGTGATGTCCGTGACAGCGGCAAACGAGGGAAGTGTTACTGATGCCTACGATTATGATCAGCATCCTTCCGGATGGTATGCCTGTCGATACGATGGAGCAGAGTGAGGAGGGCAACTCTTGTCCTCTTCCCACTCAGGACGAAGACATGAACATGGAAAACCGTGACATGGCGGAGTACGAGTACAATTACCGAGAGCCCAACACTTCTGTGGCTTTCCGCAACGATGAAAGCTGTGGATCTTGCGGTATGTACAACCAGACAGAGTCTATGCAGGAGTGTATAGGAGATGAGTCTGGAGACACTGGGTATTGCCAATTACTCAAATTCGTGTGTAGTAGTCAAAACACATGCGACGAGTGGGTAGAAGGTGGACCGATTACATCTGACCTACAAGGAGAATATAAGGATAACTTGTAATGGATGTTGTCGATTGGGCAAAGTACATGTATAAGAAACTTGAAGAGCAAGAGAAAATGATTTCCGATGCTCTTGCAAGCGGTGCTGTTAAAGACTGGGAGCAGTACAAAATGTCTGTGGGAGAGATACGGGGCCTCTCTTTCGCGCGAGAAGAAATCAAGGCCCTGCTGGAGAGAAACGTAGACGATGTCGAAGACCTTATATCTTCCTGAACACGTTGCGCAGAAAATTAACAAAGAGAAGGGTGAGGCGAAAGCTGAATCTGAGCCTTTGAAAAGCGCATATGTTGACGCTAATGAGCGGGTGCTAGACCCGTCCCTTTTAGACAAATCTCTACTCGAACGTCTCCCGCAGCCCACAGGCTGGCGGGTTTTGGTGATGCCCTACCAGGGTAAAGCGAAGACGGCGAGTGGTTTATACATCCCTGATGAGATCCGAGAGCGTGAATCTGTAGCTACAGTTGTGGCTTATGTTATGAAGCTCGGCCCATTAGCGTACAAAGACCCTGATAAGTTTGGATCAGAGGGCGAGCCCTGGTGCAAAGAAGGTCAGTGGGTCTGTATCGGGCGTTATTCTGGATCTCGATTTAAGATCGACGGGGGAGAGGTTCGTATCATTAATGATGACGAAGTTATCGCAACGCTCTTAGAGCCTGACGATATCAAGCATGTATAGGAGGTAGGTTATGTCTGAAGAAGAACAAGATATTGTGGTTGAGGAGCCAGAACAACAGGAAGAAGAAGAAAAAGCTCCTGTTGCTGCTCAACCGGAAGAAACTGAGTTAGATTCGTACAGCAAGGGCGTACAGAGTCGAATTAAAAAGCTAACTGAAAAGTATCGACAGGAAGAGCGCGACAAGGCTGAAGCCGTGCGTGTTTCAACTCAGTTGCTTGAAGAGAACAAAAAGCTGAAGAGTCGTGTACAGGCGTTGGATACAGGGTATCTGAGCGAGTATGGCTCCCGCATTGAGTCTCAAACGGACGCTGCCAAACGTGTGTATAAAGAAGCATACGAGGCGGGTGACACAGACAAGATGTTGGAAGCGCAACAGGCTTTGTCTAATATTGCTATAGAAACTCAGCGGTATAACACGGCAAAAGCTCGGGCGGAACAGAACGCAAAGGTTCAGGTCCAGCGGCAAGAGCAGCAGGCGGCACAACCGCAACCTGCCCCGCAACAGCAACAGCAGCAGCAGGCGGACCCTCGCGCTCAAGATTGGGCTACTAAAAACGAGTGGTTTGGTCAGGACAAGGTTATGACCGCGGCTGCGTTTGCCTTGCATAGTCAACTCACCGAGGACGAAGGGTTTGACCCAAGCAGCGATGAGTACTATACTGAGGTTGATCGTCGTATTCGTGCGGAGTTTCCGCATAAATTTCAGACGGCTAAGAAATCGGGTGGAGGAAGTCAGGTCGCTTCTGCAGGTAACTCCGCATCCCGCAGCACTAATAAACAGGGGCGCAGGTCGGTCAAGCTGACGCATTCACAAGTAGCGATTGCTAAGAAGCTAGGCGTACCTCTTGAAGAATACGCCAAGTATGTGAAGGAGTAATAACATGGCTGACAGAAAACCGCGCGAGAGCGCAACCCGCGATACAGAAACGCGCAGAAAACCATGGGCACCGCCCAGTCACCTTTCCGCACCGCCCGCACCTGCTGGGTTTGTGCATCGATGGATTCGAGTCGCAATGCGCGGCGAAGAAGACAAGATGAATGTTAATGCGAAACTTCGCGAAGGATGGGAGCCTGTCCGTAAGGACGAGTATCCAAACTACGAAGCTCCGACTATCGACGATGGTCGTTACGAAGGCATTATCGGACAAGGTGGACTGATGCTGTGCCGTATACCTGAAGAAACAGTAGCAGAACGAACTGCATATTACGGGGGCAGAACCCGCGAACAGATGACTGCTGTAGATCAGGACCTGATGAAGGAACAACATCCTTCAATGCCGATTCAGAACAATCGGCAAAGTCGTGTAACTTTCGGTGGTCGCGGTCGCGACTCCGAGTAATTGAAAAAGGATTGCTACGATGGCAAATACTAACGGTGCATTCGGACTACGTCCGGTAGGCGTCCAGGGTTCTGGCGCAAACACCACTGGTACAACCGAATATCGTATCGCATCCGGAAACTCTAACGCGATCTATCAAGGTTCTCCTGTTATCCCGCTTTCAACTGGCTTTATTGACATTGTTGGCGCGGCTGCAGGGGGCACTGTAGGTCTTCTCGGTGTTTTCTGGGGATGTGAATACGTTTCGTCTACTACTGGTGAAAAGATTTTCTCAAACTCTTGGCCGGGTTCTGGTGCGGATTCTAACCATCCCATCAAAGCCTTTGTCTATGACAACCCAAATCAAACATTCGTAATCGCATCCAGTGCATCGCTTACAAGCGAAGCTACTGCTCGCGGTCATGTGTTTGCTAATGCGAACTTTGCAGCTGGTACAAGTGGCGTTTCGTCCACTGGTATTTCTTCTGCGACGTTGGGTGTCAGCACAATCGCCACCACCGCTGCGCTTCAGTTGCGCATTGTTGGTATTCAGGACGACCCTGAAAACCAAGATTACACAGCGGCTGGTATTCCCGTAATCGTTCGACTGAACAACAGCTTTAACTCCGGAAACGGTGCTATTGTTGCTGGTACAGTAGCGAACACTGGCGTTTAAGGAGGTCTAACAAATGGCTATTTCACGCGCACAACTAGCGAAAGAGCTAGAACCAGGCCTCAACGCGCTGTTTGGTATGGAGTACTCTCGGTACGAAAACCAACACGCAGAGATCTTTACAACAGAGTCTTCTGATCGAGCATTCGAAGAAGAAGTTATGTTGTCTGGTTTCGGCGCAGCACCGACCAAATCGGAAGGTGGTGCAATTAACTTTGACGACGCTAACGAAGCATACACTGCTCGTTACAACCACGAAACAGTGGCGCTGGCATTCTCAATCACTGAGGAAGCTATCGAAGACAATCTCTATGATCGTCTTGGTTCGCGTTACACTCGTGCGTTGGCTCGTTCAATGGCACACTCAAAGCAAGTTAAGGCTGCTGCAGTTCTTAACAATGCCTTTACGGCTGGCGCATCTGCTGGCGGTGACGGAGTTGCTTTGTGTGCAACTAACCACCCACTTACTTCCGGTGGTACGTTTGCCAACGAACCAGCAGTAGCTGCAGATTTGAACGAAACATCTCTTGAAGATGCTTTGATCAACATCGCAGGTTTTGTTGACGAGCGTGGTCTTAAAGTCGCATTACGCGGCATGAAGCTGGTCCTTCCACGTCAGCTGCAATTCGTTGCAGAGCGTTTGATGGTTTCCAACTTGCGTGTTGGTACAGCGGACAACGATACAAACGCAATCCGTTCTATGGGGATGTTGCCTGAAGGCTATGCCGTCAACGACTTCCTTACAGATCCAGATGCGTTCTTTATCAAGACAGACGCACCTCGTGGTTTCGTCCACTTTGAGCGGACTCCAATGTCCACCAATATGGAAGCAGATTTCGACACAGGTAACATGCGCTTCAAAGCGCGTGAGCGTTATAGCTTCGGCTTTAGCGATCCTCGTGCGGTGTTTGGTTCACCAGGCGCAGCCTAAGAATAGATACAGCTTGTATCTTGGGGGCAACTTCGGTTGCCCCTTTCTTTTTGTTTTATTCTTCTGTATCGTATAATCATCCCTGACAGTCGCATGGTGCGGCTGACTTTAGCCACGACAGGAGATTCAGATGGCTCTATCAACTTTTTCGGGTCCAGTCCGCTCGAACAACGGTTTTCAAGTACCTGTAGTTACGACTGCTAACTTGCCCGCATTCGCCAGTGTAGCTGTTGGAACAGTATATATGGTTAGCGACAACGGCGCTGGCAATAACGAGTATTGTCTTGTGATCAACACAGGTGCTGCTTGGGTTACTGCTGTCGGCGCTGCTCTTTCATAAATAGGAGGCGCACATGGCTGGTCCAGTAACAGCATATAATTGGGTTCAAGGCACAACTGCTGCGATTGTAGGGCCAACTCGGTCTCGCCTTCGTCAGGTGGTGATTTATGCCGCCGCGGCGGGAGCATTTACGCTCAAGAACGGCAGCGCAAGTGGAGATGTTTTGCTTACGCAGACGTTTCCAGCGGGGCATCATGTGATGAATATTCCAGATGACGGAATCATTTCATCCGCGGGCGTCTTCGTAGCGGCGTTCACGGGTTCGGCGAACCAGCTCACGATAATTCTGTCTTAGAGGGCGAGATGGTCGGGAGTGAAGTCACATCCTTCTACTCACAAACTTCGACAGCGTTGGTTCAACGGCGCTGTCGATTACAAGGTGTTGTGCTGACTTATGAGTCAGGAGCTACGGGACACATCGTTTTGTACGATAACGATTCAGCAGCCTCGGGTAAGGTTTTACTTAGAGTCGATGAAACATCTCAAGGTATGGACGAAGTGTATATCCCTGGCGACGGTATACTTGCAAAGAAGGGCGTTTATGCGTCCCTCCCTGACAGTACGACAATAACGGTGTTTGTGGAGTAAAGATGGCAAAGATCGACAAGTCCAAGATGAAGTGCAACAAGCCCAAGCGCCAGATTTCTGGCGGTAAGAAGTCTGTTGTGAAGGCGTGTAAGGACGGAAAAGAAAAGATCATTCGTTTTGGCGATGCCAATATGAAGATCAAAAAGTCGGACCCCAAACGCAGGAAGTCTTTTCGAGCGCGTCATGGGTGTGACACAAAGAAGTTAGATAAACTGTCGGCCCGTTACTGGTCGTGCAAGATGTGGTGATAGACTTGGACAAGAATGTGCAACTAATGTTGGTCGGAACCTTCTTAACTCTTGCTTCAGCAGGGCTTATTTGGATGGTGAGCACTCTTATCACGGTGGACAAACGCACCGAGGTTATGGATGTTAAAATGGACCACTTGGTTCAAGCTGTGACCACACTAACAGAAAGGCAGGCTACTCTTGATAAGTCGTGGACAAATACCTTTTCAAATTACCA